GTGCTTTAACTTGCCATCTCCCTCATCTTCTTCTTTGAGAAATTGTAGAAATAAACCCATTGATTTTAACCTTAGAATTGCAACACACTTTGGTTGCCGTGATATATTTATACAACTTTTTAAGTCTGGGGCTCAAACTATTGACTTTTACGATCCGATATATAGTCGGTTACATTAAAGTATCCAGTATCTGATATATATCAAATTTTGGTTTGTACCCTAAATTTTGAATTTTTGATACATCCAAAACCATATTTTTGGTCTGCACTTTCTTGTGAAACTCTGCAGCTTCTCTGGTTTTCAACTCTGAGATTGAACCGGTTTTGTCTTTGATATACGATAAAGCATCTTTTAGATATATTTCTTTACCATTTCCAACGTTATAGATTGTATTCAATTCACCTTTATCTAATATAAGATTAATCGCTTGTACTACATCATCAACATGAATATAGTCTCTAAATACGTTTCCACCATCATACATCTCAACATTTCGGTTGTTTTTAATCTCCTCAATCATATATTGTAAAGCATTCTTCTTCTTGGAAACTTTAGTATCAGACTTACCTAGTACATTGGCTAATCTTATGATACGATAGTTTATTCCAAAAGTCTCACAATACGATATCAATAACTGTTCAGCTGTTCTTTTAGTGATAGAATAGAAACCTTTAGGATCACAATAAGAATCTTCTTTTGCGGGTAATTCTACGTCTCCATACACAAACCAAGAACTGATAAAGTTGAATGTATTGTGTGGATTACAGGTCTCTAATGTCTTAATCAGAGTAGTAAGATTCGTATCAATATCCAAATAAGGATTAGTATGAACATTATAATTATCTATGGTTGAAATGAAATATAAAACTTCATCAGCTTTAACCGAATAATCATCTCTATCATTTTTAACTGTGTTGGGAGTCAATTCACAATACCGACCCCCAACAAAACCAGCACCTAATACATTTATCACTTGTTCCATTTTTCACATACCGAATTAATATAATTCAAAACTTTTTCATTGTAAAGTGGTGAACATCCTAAGAAAAATACATTACTGAGAGCTAAATTAGAATTTGGATAATTCTTGTAACTTTCTAAGTGACTATAACCAGGATGCATTAGTATGTTACCACTAAAGTAATTTCTGGTCTGAATCTTATTAGCTTCAAAATGAGACACCAGGAATTCTTTTACATCTTGAGATTCACAGAATATTGGAACACCAAACCAAGATGGATCCGAACCATCCAAAGCATCAATTACTCTAACTTCTTTAATGTTATCTGTAATCATCTTTTGGATTTTGTTTTTATACTCTCTACGTTTAGATTCTAACATATCAAATTTCTTTAACTGTACAGAACCAATAGCACCTTGTAAGTCCAAAGGCTTTAAGTTGTAACCGATATTGGTAAACAAATATTTGTGGTCCATAATACCATCATATTCTGGTATCCAATTATCAAATCTTTTACCACAGGTACCACACTCTAATAGATTGTTAGCACCTACACAATAACAGTCACGACCCCACCAAGAAATACTTCTGGCTTCTTTGATAAAATTCTCATCATTTGAACAAACCATACCACCTTCACCTGTTGAAATGTGATGAGCTGGATAGAATGATGTTGTCCAAGCATAATATAAATCAGTAATCAACTTACCTTTCCATTGTGTGCCTAATGAATCACAGTTATCACCCAATAAAACAATATTATGTTTATTACAAATTTCAACTAATCTGTCCATATCTGGAGGATTACCTAAAACAGGAGATACGAATATTGCTCTAGTTTTTGGTGTAATCTTGGCTTCAATTAAATTTACATCAAAGTTTAATGTATCTAATTCAATATCAACAAATACAGGTTTTAAACCGTTCTGTATGATTGGTGCAATCGTTGTTGGAAAACCCACAGGTGATACAATAACTTCATCATCATTCTGCCACTTAAATTTCTTTTTCATAGCAGTAACCAACACCAAATTGGCCGAGCTGCCCGAGTTGACCATGTGTGAATAACCTACATTGAATCTTTTACTGAATTCGTTTTGAAATTGTTCAACTTTTTCACCAGAAACTATCCAAGAACCATATACTAATGTATTGATTGCAGCTGCCATTTCTTCATGGTCCCATAATTGACCTGAATATTGTACAAATTGTCCATCTACATAATTATCATAATTTTTGACATACTTAATTTTCTCAGAGGCCAAATAATTAACCATGTCTCTACTATCTACTATTATTCCCATAATTTCACTCCATTAATATCTAATTGTAATTATCTCATCATCTTCTTGGTAGATTGATTTTGGTGGTTTATTATACCAACGACCAGATGGACCTGGATCCATTTCATACCAATTAGGATTACCACTACCAATCCAACATTCTAAATCATATCTATGATGAGGCTGTCCTTCAAATTGTGGTTGGAAGTTTGCTTCTGGTGGAGGTAACAATCTTCTACATTTACGAATATAAGATGACTTAGCCCAAAAGAAAGTTCCGGGATAAAAAGCATAAGGAGGATCTGGCAAATAAGCAGCTCCAACTGTATCATAACCTTCTTCCAACTTATCAACACATTCTTTCCATTTCTCTACACAATAATATTCCATGTATTTTCGCCAATTCTGATGGCCACCAGGTCCGTGTGTTAAACCTTTGCAAGTCATACATAAAACATAATACGATTCATCGGTTCCATGTGCACATTCTTGTATTTGTTGCATTGTTGTGGCCTCATACCAGTCTTTATATCCTTCATCAAACAAATGAAAGACCACATTTAATCTATCACCCATTCTTTCTTCCAACCAAGTGTAGTTTTCTTCCTTAAAGTGCATCATAAAATTAACTTCTTCGGCCAAATCCAACAATCCAGTTTTTTCAAGTAAATCAACTTGTTTTTCTAAAATCTCTTTACCGCCAGGCAAATCCATTGTGTGTATATAAATTCTAATATTCTTCATAATTCAACTCCATATTGTAATGCAATTCCGTGTTTACCATGAAATCCTAAACTCTTACCAACCCATTCGTGATTGTAATTATGTTCTACACTAAACCTGTTGGCTATATGTGTTGGTGCAAATTTGATTCCGTATTTTGTTTCCAACGTGTGTTTATATATCTTACAAATTATATTGTCTTCAGGTACCAATTGTTCACCATTCGTAATTACATAATACTCAGAATTGTTTAGATAATCTTTATAATCTGGAGTTTTGTAACCAATATTCATATCCAATAATGCATCATATAATTTTCTAGAACGTAAACAAAAACCTCCGTTACCAACCATACCATTTGACCATGCGGCTCCAATATAATCATATTCTAAAAACTCATCTGTCCAAGCTTCTTTATTTACTGCAAATCCATCTGAGTGAATAATCAAGTTGTGTGATTCTGTACATATTTGTGGCACCATTTTTAATGTGATAAAACCATATTCATCGTTATAGTTTTTAATTTTTGGTATTTTAACCCAAGTAACTTCAGCACCATTTATTTCATCTGTACCAATATCACTAAACCAATAAACCTTAGTAATTTTATCTCCTAAAGTTTGAATTGTTTTATTGGCTGCTTTGATACTAGGTTTGTAATGTAAAGAATCAATTACTGTCAAACTAATCATACTTTTGAGCAATTACAGTTAATATGTTAGGTAAATAATTTACAGGTTTACGAATTTCATCTTCTGCATTACTTACATGAATAGTTTTAAAACCAGCATCATCCAATAAATTGATTAGACCCATATAATCAAAATGGTGAAAATGTTCGTTTGGTTTACGGTGTTTCCATGTTTGAAAATATTCTGGTCCCATAGAACCATGACACCATGGTAATGATACTACTATGTTTTTTGTTTTAAGTGATTTTAGAAACGGAAGTAAATCAGCCTCAGGCCTATGCTCTAACGAATCAAAGAATGTAATCACATCAACTTCAACATCTGAAGCATTTTCAACAAAGTTAATTCCTTCCGGTAATGGATAGTTTGATATATCATTACCAAAACAAGTTACAAAACGGTTGAAACAATATTGTAGGAAGTTACCATCACCGTAACCAACATCTAAAACAGATTTAAATGGTTTAAGATGATCCACCAATAAGTTATATCTAAGCCTGGACATTCTATCATCCATCTTAGTATAATATTGTATGTAATTCTCATCATACTTCATCATATCACCAGTCAATTCTTTTTGATGCCAATGGCCTGGTCTTATCAATTCATAATTATCAATCATAGCAAATCTGTTCTCCAGTTATTATTCCAAAACATATTAATATTACCTCTACCTTGCAAAGCGTAGAAAGGTGTAGTATGTAGTAGACCTACGGAACCATAATAATAATTAATTTTTTTATCATCATCTAATACAGAAGCAAAATGAGATGTTCCTGTATCACCACCAACAAAATGGCTGCAATCTATAATGTGTTCAATATTTCTAATGTAATCCGTGTCACAAACAAAACCTTTTTGGTCTATATTATAATTATTTGCCATACATAAAATCTTTTCATATTCTTCATACTGTGGTTGCATATAATGGTCAATTATACTATTAACCATTTCAATTGACCAATTACGATAATGATTGTATGGTGCATCTAAAAGTGGAAAGACACAAATCTTTTTCTTTAATGGCTTGTCAAATTTCAATTTTAATACATCACCTGTCACAGACCTAATGTCCCATAAGTTTGCATTTTGCAAATTTAAATATCCTTCTCCTGGTTCAGCTGAGAGGTATTGTGTGTTTTGTATCAACCAATCACGGAACTGCAAACAATGTTTTGCTGGATTAACTGAGTGATCCGGTATATAAAATTTTAAATCTTTATATACTGGAGGTTGTGTGTGTAGAAATGCCAAATAGTTCAGCACACCAACCAAATCACCGGCTCTAAGTTGTCCACCAAAATTGGTAGGTTCAATATTTACAATCATAAGTTTTAATATAGTGTAGGCTTGTTTTTCTGTTCAGATAAAAATGGTCATTGAAAATTTCATCTATATCTTTATTGTTCCAATGTTTCATATCATCATCATATAAAATAACAGTTTCTTTTTTCATCAGGTCAGATAAAACTGCAATACCGGTAAGCGTAGTAACAAATGGTTTATTACTTTGCTTAATCAAGTTACAATTATACACTAAATCTTTAGTATAGTCAAGATAATGTGTAGGTATTCCTTTTAATACACCGGATCCTTCAATTAAATTAGATAATCTCCGGTCATCAACATCCGGAGCGTCCTTAGGAGACCACCTATCACCAACAACAATTTTATCGGTAACATCTTCCGTGGTTATTGTAGGAACCTGCAATTCAAAGTCATCATCAATCTCAAAAGGAATACGGTAATTACTTTTAATAAAATTGGCGTATCTATGTGCAATAGCTGAATTCAATCCATGTTCACCTTTGTCGCCAGTATCGTCAATCAGAATTGCTTGTAATTGTTGATCCATTATTTCATGCACAAAAGAAACTTTTTCAAACATTTCTTGGCCTAACAATAACTCTTTAATACCTAAGAATCTTTGTAACCTATCACATATAATAAAATGCATCTTTTGGCCGGTATGTTTATATAAACCGGATAGTGATGGTAAACAATGTGAGAAGTCCCCTAGATTGTGTATACGTGGAGAAACAATATTAATCATTGTATTCTTTCAATACAACAAACCAATCAGATTCATTGATATAACGTAGTTCAAATATTTCTGGTTTGGTTAAGTAAGCCATCAAGTATAGTGTTTGGTCATAATGTACAAGATTGTGTTTCAACAACATATCCATACATCCATTAACCAACTTCATAAATTCTTCCCATTTATGTGTGCCAGCAACCATATGACAACCCATAATATACACATCACCACGATATATAATATCATCAATTGGTCTTTGTGGTTCAATTGTTCTTAAACTAAACAGGTGAATTTTCTCAGGATCAAAACTATACTTCCATTCCTGCGATACTGGCAATGTGGTTGTATTTCTACAATAACCGAAATCAATCCATGCGGTTAAGTCTGTCTTAACAAAACCATTTTGAATAGCATGGTTGATATAGAACACTTTCATAAACTGAATCATTATGTATTCAGGCCACCAGTATTCTACGAAATGTGGTTTATCTACTTTACTATAAAAATCAGGAGAATCCAATACTTCTTTAACTCGTTCTTTCAGAGGTTCAAATTCTTTTGGCATGAAAGTATCTAAGACAACAACAGAAGTTTTATCTTCTAATCCATTTTTCTTTCTAATATCAGATATACGTTCTGCATATTCTTTGGTCGTATACACAACCATAGGATTTTTAATCTTAGCCAACTCCTCAAAATACTCAAAATATTTCTCAGTATCACGGTGTTGGAAATGAGGTAATACCAGGCCTCTAACTGCGGTTGGTAAATTGCCACGACCAATGTCAAAGAAATTGGTTATTATTGTAATATCATTATTCATATTTTTTCTCAATCTTTGCCTTCCATTCAGGTACTCTATTGTACTGGTGCACTAAAACGTATTTTTCACCTTTACTGTTATAAACATATTCACCATCAAATGTTGGTTCAGGACTTAATAAGTTAGGTCTAAAGCCAGCAATTTTGCTTGGGTCTACCGTAGTTCCACATTGACAAGCCCAATTTGTATCATGGTCATTGAATTTAGTAATTGACTGATATGGTTCTAGTGATAACATCAAATTGACAGCTGCTTGGTCTGGTGTGGGATGTTTATTATTTTGAATTGATAACCAAACCGCTAAAGAATAATCAATAAAGGTTTGATATTCACCTGCCATAGAACCTGCATTGTAGATAGGTTTATCTTTCATATATTCGTGTATGATTGGACCAAAACATTCTTGTATGTTTTGATTACCCCAAGCCTCATCTTTATATTTCAAACCTTCACAACCATAATTTAGTTTTTTATCACCAAGATTCTTTTCTAGCCATTCAGAAGGATCTGATTGAAACACCACATCAACATCGGTAGAGATAACATAACGGACATCTTTTAGTTTTCTTAAAATATCCCAATAAAAATAATGTCTTGTATGTGGTACTTGATATGTGAAATTGTCAGCAAAATGATAACCATCATTCGCCTTATTTCTTTGATTGGATGTTAGATAGACTTCAAAACCATGGTCTTTTAACTTATTGATTGTGTCATCGGTGATATTATGCACAATCATGGCCTTACGACCTTTGTAACCAGTCCTTTCTAATGAATGAACCCAATGTTTAATTTTATCAAATGTGTATGTTGAAATTACCGATATCACTAAATCTTGCATAATCTTTTTCCCAAGTTATTAAATATTTCATAGTAGTCAAAAGGACCAATTTCTATTCCTAATGTATTTTTTAGTTTACTGTTATTCATAATAAATTGTCTATCAATTTCATAAGACTTTTTAGTTATAACACCACCGTAATCATAACCTTTAATTAGATTTGTTACAATTGTTCTTACACTTAAACCATAATTTGCACTTAGATTATAGATACCTAAAGGCCTTACTTGTATCACACGGTCAATAATATATGATAATGATTCCACGGGAAGAAAATCTCTTGTAACGGTATCAGCTAAAGTCAATGTTATTTTACCTTCATTTACCAATTGTGACATACAATAACCAAGGAATGAATTTCTACCGTATTCAAAGCCAAATATATTAGAACCTCTGAGTATGGTTGTCTTATCACCATAATTTGATATCAATTTACCTTCAGTTTTTAATTTGTTTTCACCATAATAATCAAAAGGCTCTACCATAGTATATTCATCATAAACTGATATTGTAGAAGTTTTGGGGTAGACTTTGCTAGTTGAAAACGTAACATAATGACATCCTGCTTCACAGGCTTTTACACCTACTTGAAAATCAACGTCTATTTTGTCTTCGTATTTTTGAGTTTTGAATAGTGGGTTTAATGCACAATTAATAACCACACCATATTGTTTAAGGTCGTAATTACTTAAATCTGAGTAAGATATTTTATCGTAATCAAATATATTACCTATATGTTTGGCAATAAAACTATTATGGCCTACGATTAATGTTTTTTTCTCCATGGGTAAACTCCATTATATTTTTTATTCATCACACTATTGCCATTGATAAAGAAATCAGAATTTACTGAACCAGTCCCACCGTCTACACGATAGTTTACTGTATAATCTCCAGTACAATCAAAGTTCTTAAAATATTGTGTTATGGCTGATAAGAACACTCTATCTTGTCCCCAACCACCATGCCATACTTGTGCTAATTGTATCGCAACTTTTGTCTTAAGGCAATAACAATTAGTATCTATGTGATTAATTCCGTGATATGTTTGCCATTTGCCTAGTGATTCGCAATCATCATTACATACAAATTCACCTTCTTTAGAATTAATTTTCCTAAGTGAATAGGACCAGTCCAGGTTCTTTTGTTTGATTGTGTCTATCTGAGACTGTACATGATTAGGTTCCAACCAATTGTCTTGGTCTAGGTACATCACATATTCGGTATCAATTAGATGTGTAAAAGCTGCATACACACGATGACCGTAGAATCCGTTAGCGCCAACATTGATTGGTAAGTAACAATCTTTTACTGTTGGGTATTCGTCAAGTATTAATTTAACTTTACCTTTAAATTGTTCTCCGTCACATACCACATAACAGGTAGTATCATAAGATTGATTCAATACACTTTCAATAGCCTTCCTTACCTCAGGTACTCCTGTGGTAGGTATAATCACGGTAGCACTCATAATTATCCTCTAGTTAATTCTAATATTCTTTTCATTTCATTTTCAAGTACATCTTTGCGGTTTGGCCAGTAGATGTATTCTTGGTCGGATGTACTATGTAGTTTCTGTAGGAAAGGTATAATTATCTTTTCCAGTTTCATTAATCTATCTTTGTATTGTTCAGCTGTCAAAGAAGATGCATCAGAAATCTTTGCATTGTATTCTTCTTCAGAAACGGCAGAAAAACCAAAATCATTTTCGGTTACTTTGTACTCATCAAGTATTTTTTGGAAGTCTGATAGTGCCATAATTAACTATATTTAATAAAGATACTACTATTTTTTGTAGCAGAAGAACCATACTCAAATAACCATCTTGCAACTTCATCAGCTTTCTTTTCTTTGATAACTGTATACAGGTAATTTACACCCAAATATTTTGACATCCACCAGACTTTATCTTTTCTATGACTAGCTTTTGCTTCTATGATTAAATCATCAAGTTTAGATTTAGATCCACTCAATTCTTTAAACATCATTGCAAACTTTTTAAATATTTCGTCTTTTGGTTTTTCTATTTGATTTTGAAATTGACTTGGTTGCATTAATTTAGAAGGAGATATTCCTGATTCTAATGCGGCTCTAATCACAAGTCCACCACCAATTTTACCTCCAGCCGCAGTCTTTCCTTTAATCTCTCCTTGCCAAGAACTTGTTACAGGCCTACTAGAAAAATTTCTGAATTGAATTTCTCCTGTTTGACCTTCAGCATTAAATTGCATATAGATATCTTTAGAATCAAACATATTTTGGCCAAGTTTTACGCCTGTAAATTTAGCAACTAAAGGTTTACCATTATTAAAAATCTTTGAATGTGCATCACCTTTTGGAACTTTTTTAAGTGATATTCCTATAAGATTAGTTTTAGCAAATTCATTGTATATGTATAGATTGTATTCAGATAAAGTATTCCAACCATCTTGAAATTTAAATCCTTTTCTTACCATCCATATGTCGGCAGGATTCCATTTATCGTCACCAGTAATACCACTCGTTTTTCTAAATTTACCAAATTCAGAATATATTTTACCAACTAAATCTCCACCACGATAGAATGTAAATTTTTGAGAATTACTGTCTGGAACATCCTTAAAAATTTGATTTGCTGTTGTGATAACACTATGAAACCATCCTTCATCAAGGCCTTTGAGGCAAGCAGAAAGTTTTCTATCACAATCAGCATCACCAATCGTTTTTTCGGTGATTTGTGATATATCAGTTAAATCTTTACCTAAAAATTGTCTAGTTGCACAAGCATAGGCCTGCATACTCTCACCGAGAGCAGTTACTTCAGATCCTGCACCAGAACCCATGGTTGGTGCTTCATTAACTTTGGTTGGAATTTTTGGCATAATTATTAAATGGTTTTTCTACTATTTATCTAATAATTTGAATGTCCTTTCCTGAAGTCCACACTTCCAGTTCAGTCCTCAAACGACCTTCAGCCTTAAGAGTATCAAATCTATTAGATGCCTTGTTTTTCCACCATTGTACAACATTTTCCAACTCAAACTTATCATAGTTGTCGTCTTTTACCAACACATCAGTCTTACAATTCACATAGTCAACAAAATTCTTAAAACCATAGTTTGAAGTATAATACCGTTTCTGTTCGGTCAAATTCTTGGCATTATCAATGATTGTGGTAAATCTGGTAAAGTCATCTGTACCTTTCAAGGCAGCCTTAGTCAAGGAGACAATCTTCATTGTAATCTTCAACTTCTTACTAGAAGCATCTTTCTCAACCAATTCACCAACAATATCTTGTACATAGTCTCTTAGATTGTCATAAGGTTTACCGTGCATCATTGGTAAGAAGTCTGAATCGGTTAGACCTTTGTATCTAATATATGGCTTCATACCATCATACTGTGATACGGTCTTAGATGAACCATACAAACTGGTAGTCTCAAATAGACAAAGGTTCATATTGTATTTTTTGTTTACAATCTCACGGACTGCATGAGAACAACAAATAGCAGCCAGAAGTTTACCACCAAGGTAATTAAAACCAAATGGTTGTGTAGGTACAATCACAAAACCCATCATTGCGGAGTTATTGAATCGTTTACCCCATTCAGGTTGTTGCGTAAACACTTGTCCAAGCAAATCATTTCTAGGTTTACAGTTGATTACTGGTGAACCAAGTCTAATGAATCCTAGATACTTTCCTGTGTTCTTTTCTTTGACTGCCAATTTAACATTACGACCAACAGGTGCAATATTGACATGGGAACTGGTAATATTCAATAGTTGTTCCCACTCATCGCCAGGTGCTTCACACACTTCAATATCCATATCATTGGGATGCATAGTAAAGTCACTAAACAAATCATCTTCAATAGGAAATAAAGGATTAGATGACATACCAGCCAAAGAATTTAATTTCTGGTCACGCATATATTGGTCAATACGGTCAAAGTTACCAAAGTAATCTTCAAACGCATTAAGACAATGTAATGCTTGGTCTTTAGTTAAATTCATAATGTATATTTCTTTAAAACTTCTTTAGCCATACTCAAATCTTTAACTTCTGGTTCATCAGCAATATCAATCACTTTTATACTGAAGCCTTGAGGACTATTTGCATCATGGTGTAAAAGTAAACTGGCTTTCTTTGGATTCCACCAATTGATACCAAAGTTTAATTTAATTATATGTAACTTTTCTTTGTTCATATTTTAAACCCCTCAAAATTCTTCTTAGGTGAAGATGGCATTGCTTTATGTCCAGCATCTGCTAGTCCATCTTGTCCTGATTGTTCAACATCATAAAGTCTCATTTTTGCACGGTCAATACCGATAACAAATCTTTTGTGCATGGTCGGATCAGAATATCTATTCTTCAATTGTTTCACCATTAATTGACCAAGTTCTTCTAGTTCTTCACTTGTAATCAAAGCAAACATTAAGTCTGCTGTAGCGGGCAAACCAAAAGACTCACTCGTGTCTTCAAGTCCTGGGTCTGAAGAAGTAAAACCTGACCTTGTGGTTTGTGTAGCAGAAACAATTGGTACTCCGAACTCAACGGCAAGACCTCGCAGCTCTTCTGCGATAGATTTGACATAGGTGTAGGAGTTGATATTGGCTCCTGCTTTGATTCTAGAGCTACAACAAATGTTAAGATAATCAATAAAAATAATATCAGGTACGAAAGACCTCTTAAGGTTAAGTTCATTTAATAAGGTCCTAAAGTGAGTTGCAGAAGCTGAGGCAGTTGGATATTCTTTGATAATTAATTTGCCAGTTGTCTTCTCTTTCATCTTAGCAATTTTCTTATCATACATTTCTTTTGGTAAAGAGTTCAAATCGTCAACGGTCACATTCAATAGATTCGCATCTATTCTTTCCGCAATACGTTCTTCAGCCATTTCCATGGTAATGTAAAGAACATTTCTACCCAACGACATAGTTCCAGCGGCACAATGACACATAAAAAGGGACTTGCCAACGCCAGTACCAGCAAGAGCAATATTAAGAGTTTTGGAAGGAAGGCCGCCTTTTGTAATCTTGTTAAAGAATTCCAAGTCAAAAGGAATTCGTTCTTCTTTTCTGTGATAGAATTCATATCGTTCATCACTATTCTCCAGATAATCATGGCCAACCGAACTATCAAATGTTACCGCCAAAGCGTCCGATAATATCTTGGGAATCGCACCTTTATCGTTGGTTTTATCCTTACCGTCCAAAATGCTAATGGACCCCAATACTGCATTGTAGATTGCCCTCTCTTGACAAAAGGCTTCGGACTTTTCAATAAGCCATTGAATCTTGGATTCTTCTCCCTTAGCCAATGCAATCTCTTGTAAATAAGATTCCGACTTTTCCACTTCGTCATCTGAAAGATTTCGCCTTTCTTTGACGGCCAATCCAATTGCTTCAATCGTTGGTGTAGTGTTGTACCTTGAAACAAATTGTGTGATTTCAGAGAATAACATCCTCTCAGTTTTGTCCGTGAAGTATTCATCTTTTATAAAGGGTAAAACTTTCCGTAAGTATTCCTCATTGTAAATCAGATTTTTTAATATCGTCTGTTCCAGTTTCATCAATAAATTCCTCATCTGTATTGCCAGACATTATTTCAACCAATAAATCGCCAAGATAGTTTTTGAATTTTTCATCTTTAACTAATTTCTTTGCATCAAGTGTAGATTCTATCACATCATAAGCAAAAAGTAAATGGACCCCATCGGATTCTTCTTTAAATTTTACTCTGCCATATTTGATAGTGGTATCTTTATAAGGACCTTCTACTAATTTGATATGAGTCTCGGTTGCATTTCCCTCAGGAAATACAAAAACATAATCCACATTTTCTATCATTCTGCAACTCCATTGGTTGTCTCCAAATCAAAGGCTTCATCAATGTCGCCTTGCATGATATTGCCAGAAGCAATACGGTATTTGTGTTCAATATGGTCTTGAAAAGATTTCTTCTTAAGAATAGGAATCCAAAACTCTTTAGTATCGGTTTCTTTAATACGGTATTTCTTATCTTCAACAACACCATCATCATCGGTACGTGAGTACCAACCATTGGAAGGTTTTACGACATGGCCTGAATCCAACGCAATATCAAGAAGACCAGACCACTTGCTAATGCCTCCATCAAAAGAAACAGTAACAGGTATTTTAGATTTCTCTTTAACATAACGACTCTTTTCTACATTGATAATGAAATTGTAACCAACAACCTCAGTACCTTCTTTCTCTTGTTGTCTACCAAGAATAAAAATATTATCAGCAGAGTAATAAGAACCTGTACCGCCACCAACAATATCTTTTGGGAACATACCAATTTCTTTGTAGGTATGATTCACAACAATCATCGGTATATCTTTCATTGTCAGGTGTGGTGTTACCATTCTGAATAATGATTTAACTTGTTTAGCTCTGGACATATCAGCTACAGATTTACCTTCTAAAGCATCATCAACTTCTTTCTTAGATGCCAAGTTACCAATTGAATCAATGATAATGATTAGTTTATCTTTGCGTTCCAATTGTGTTAACTGTTGCATCACATCAAACTTTAATTGTTCAATGTCAGTAAGAGGAGTATGGAGGACACGATTAGTATCAATGCCGAAGGAATCGAAATAAGATTGAGGAGTGCCAAACTCAGAATCATAAAATAAAAGTGCAGCATCAGGATATTTGTCCAAATAAGATTTTGCCATCAAAAGTGAAAAAGCTGTCTTAAAGTGTTTTGATGGACCTGCCCACATTGTAAGACCTGGTGTAAGACCACCATCTAATTTACCAGACAACGCCACGTTGATAATTGGAATTGCTGTTGGTATCATGTCCTTCTCGGTAAAGAACTTTGATTTGGATAGAATAGCAGATTCTTTGATGCTACTATTCTTTTTGATTTTATCTAATATACTCATTTTTTATCCTTTGGTTTAAATGCAAATGGTTCATCATAATCATATGTAGTTGTTACTCCAACACCTGGTGCAATATTGGCTATGTTATCTTTTGGTACTTCTATTGTTGTCTTCCATTGTGGTGGCTCTGCAACATTAGGTGTAATGAAAACTGGAATATCAGGTGTATCTTCTACTGGAGTAAACTTTACTGTCGCCTCAGATTTCTTTTTTTCCACTTCTCTATGTAATGAATAGTTAGCTGCAATCAATAACAATACTGCCAACGGATCAAACACCGAAACAATCATTATAATCAATAAACGAACTGCCTTATCAATAAT